TCCCGTTGCCCGTAGGAGGTAGTTCTAACCTCTTACGTATTACTCATCGCCAGCGCTTTACTAGCATGCTAGTAGAGCGCCTCGTGTACCTACTGACTGAAAAGGGACGTGAGGCAGCTATCTGCTTCTCGTCCCGTGCGTTTATTCCTTCCCAGGTTTCGCTAGGTTTACCGACACCCTCCGCAAAGTAGCGGAGGAGCATCGACCAACCCGGCATTTCCTGATAAATGGAAGGAGACTTTACATCCCAAACGTGGACCTCGCGCTTTTGCAAGCGCTTGTTCCATCGGGACTTGAGTTTCGAACGATCAGCTGTAGAACCGCAGAGACCAATGATGCCAAAAGCATCCTGGTCATTTGGGATCGTGCCATATATGGCACTTAACCAATCTCCAATCAAGTTGGAGACGCGGTACATCCGTCTATGAAAGAAACGGTTCGCGTAAGCGACCCAACTTGCATAAACGTCAGCGCGATGGTGAGATGACCAAACCGTACGTAAACGTATGGGAGTGACGTCAACGCCTGTGAAGGCGTCTGTGCCACACGACTCTCTAAAGAGTCCATTGGTACAACTCTTGTCCTGGTTGATTTTCAACCCAAAGGACTCGAGAAGTTCGATCGCGTCTCGGGTATAATCCCTAGGGACGATCACATCATCACCGTACACTAAGATACCTTCCTTGGTATCCGTGTCAGGTGCACCAGCGGTCAGTATAGCCCAGATTGTCAACGCCAAGATGGGAAAGCATAAACAGCTTCCCATAGGCGCGAACTTTCCAAGCTCGAGTACTGATCCGTCCGGCAACACTGTTGACCGAGACCTACATGCCTCCAAGTACCTGTATAGGTACGGAGGAAACAGCAGGCGAACCAGACCAAGTCCTACTCTATCACTTGCCTCAGCGAGGTCTAGTGTAGAGTACCTACCCGTCGAAGAGCCTAGTAAGGCTCCCCGTTGGTTAGGTCCTTGGTCGGTGAAGTGGACATTAAACCTAGTTTGGTTATGTCGCTCCACATGTTCGACGATGGCACGCCCCAGTCCTTGTTGGACCCATTGAAAATCAACGGGTTCGCAAGAAATGAGCCGTGGCCCACGTGAGTCCTTCGGTACCAGGATAACCCTGGCCGGAAGGTCCTCTTCCCCAATCCGATTGAAATCGGAATGGTGATCACACACAGCACCCAAAGACGAGTAGAAATACTCATCAAGAGGGTACAGCTGCGTGATTCTTCCACAGACATTAGTCCACTGGTATTTGGTCCAGAGCTTTTGCTTAGTAGCAACAGCACCTGGTCCATGCCGAGGGTAGATGTCTGTAGGATCGAAGTTCGCAAAAACTCTTTTTAGGAGTTTCTGCGCGCGCTCAACGACGTACACGAGCTCCTTGTTCGGGAATTGTTCCCTAAGGAGCCGAGTATTGTTGAGATCACTTGGATACCAAACGTAACCGTCATCTTTCGACGACGAAAACGCTTGTGTCCAATGTCGTTTAACGTCCTCCTCAGTTTGTTTAAACCGAGAAATGACGTCATGTTCTTGTCGGTCAGTAAACGGCAACTCGTACTTGTAAAACAAGTACAAGACTGTCCGTAAACTCCTGACACTAGCGGCACAAGGATCATCGAGTAGATGTCCATCGGAGCCGAGAACGCAACTGAAGAGCTCCCCTAAGAAACGGGGGAGAACGCTGTCTTCCATGGGTTTGAAACCATGGTCGATGGCAATCAGTGGCGCGTGATCGGATAGGGCCTTATCAAAGGCCTTTCCGAGAGACGGTAGAGTCTTCGTTAAGAAGCCAATACCCTCTTGATCCAACCGTCGTTCTACCTTTTTAATGGTAAGTCGACAGTCGCGTGAACTAAACACTGCTTTGTGCACGTCTGAGACGTCACGTAGCAGCGCAGCGATGAGGTTTTTAACCTTATCTAGGCTCTTATCAGTTTCCATATGGTAAACTTCCTAGAGCATACAAACACGCTACGTGATCCATCACGTAGAACTTACACTGACAGATTGCCCATACCAAAAATGATATGAACAAAACCCACATATACCCAAGCGTGCCGAACGGACGTCCTCTTGTTAGGAGGATATACGTGCCGGCGTACTTGAGTACTGAAGGTTTGGACTTGGAATTGGATAATCCCAATATAGGCCCTTCAACTCACCTTTTCGTCTCTACTCGCGTCCAAATCGTCGGACGCTTTCGAGTGATTAGGGAGGTTGACGATGTCAATAACGACTCGTACGGGACTATTTACGGCATCTAGCCGTAAATGCAGTGACTTTTTTAGGTCACTCCTATCATGGGCCCTTTCCCAAGAACCCTGCCATATGTGCAGTAAAGACTCCAATGGGGCTACTAGGTAGCCCCAAAGGAGCATGAGCCTTCTCATTAATCCTTTTCAGGAAGTTCGCTTTACAGCGATCCGTTGAGAAGTGCTGCAGCACCGCTGCCAGTGCAGTCGTACTTAATAGCCGTATCCGAGCCATCAGAGGCAAGGAACGACTGAAGGTACGCCAGCACCAGCTGCATGTTCGCATTCGTAAGTTGAGCCCCAATGGGGTAATCAACCACTGTGTATGCAGAACATGTCACCGGGGTGACTTCGTCGACGTCCGAAATTGACGTAATGTCAAATCGGACGACCGATCGTCGCCGTTTCCGGAGTGCCGCACCGACCTCAAGATGACTAATCGAGAGGCGTTGCGGTAGTGACGGACTTTCACCAATGATGGCGAAAGTTCGAGACCGGTCGCTGCTCTTCAGGTGCGTGAATTCTACTTCAGCGCCTGAAGCATCCTTTACTTCGTTCGTATCAAGCGTGTTATCTAGCATGCTTTTTGGTTCTAACGAGTGATTCCGCCGTGATTGACGGGTGAACACTCTAGGCATGTCTGCCCAGGTCAGAAGAACAAGTTCTTGCTGACTCTTTTTCGTCGGGTACGTGACCTGGTTGATAACAGGGCCGCACCCAGACTCACCTCTTTCGAGGTCAGCCCGCTTGTACTAATCAAGCTCATGTTCGGCATAGTTGCGTTTCGTCGGTATGACGACTCGACAACCTCCGGCATGTGCACCTGATGACCCACCAAGGTAGTATCGTTATTCGATAAGACGACTTCTCGTCTGCACGAAATACTACGACTACGTTTGATGGACCACAGGTACCTTAGTACGTTAACGCGAGGTTTCATGTTCTGCACTTCAAATTGCTGGAGAAATCGATTCACATCGACCACCCAGTCAACCAGAAATGTGTAAGGGACTGCATTCCAGATGATAGACGGATCGAAATTTATTCCGACCCTGTCTAGCAACGAGAGCAGCCCAGCATACTGGACTTGGAATTGATTATAATTCGCATTATAATCAATTTGAGCATGAAACACGGAAGGAGAGTAACGAACGTTTCTAACGGTCCTCCAAAGGTCGGTAGTGGAAAATGCCTGATAAGGCTGTATCCACCCTCCCTCAGTAGGCTCGTCTTTGACGTCTACGTTCTCAATGAACTTATGCGTGTAATGCGCACTGTTCACCTTCCCCCCACGAGTGATTAGGTCGTTAATTCGACCTTCTACCCGCAAGAGTGCAGTTTTAAGATTCTGCACGTCGCTGATAAGAGGAGCAATACCGAACTCGTGAGTTAGGTATAAGTCAGCTCCTCTTTTGGTGAGTTCGGCCAAGGTAGACAGGACTGTGAACCTCCCTTTAAAGAGAGACTTCAGACCTTTTAGTCTACGTATGGTCGATGGCAAGCGCTTGAAGTCCTTCAACTCATATACTGCGTTGAGGACAGACAAGTCTTCATGTACAGACGGGAGCATTGTCTTCATAGACATCTCCTGTAACTCTACAATGTCGGCTGGTGGTGGAACGAATCCTCCATCAGCTCTTGCCACATACATCGCTGGAAGCCCAGAATTGAGCCGACCAGCGTCACCAAACACCGTCGTTAAGTTACCGACACCGTTATAGGTGCGGTAGCCCGCGATTATACTATTCGTCCTCCCTTCGTGAGTATGGGGCAAGCCCCACCTCTTCGTACGGATTGGAACAGTGGTTGGTCCTTTGGATCCTTGCACTATTTTGTAGTGCTCGAAGTCCTTCCAGACCCTCCTACCACCACCTGA